CTACGCCGCCGCAACTACCTGATAGCCAACAATTAGGATCGGCGCGACGTGATTATTAAATGGCAGATACCCATTAAGGCAACCACTACGGAAGTAGAAACCCGTTTTATCGACGTACTCAATTGGGAACGGCACACCAAACGATCCATGCAACAACTATCCACGGACCTACGGGCCGTGGACATGGTGGTGCTTACGTGGTATGCGTTGCAACGCACCAAAAACGAACACGCCAATTTATCGCTAGCCGATTATGAGGCCGCACTAGACGGGCCACCTACACCGCTCGATAGCGGGCCGGTAAACCCTACGGTGGCGGCTACCGCCGCCGATTAGCCGAAATATTGGTGGCAACCGGGTGGTGGCCGCCAAACGTCGAATTTGACGAATACGACATGGCTACCGTAGTAAGTGTGATTACCGAACAAAACCGCCAAATGGAACGGGCAAGCCGTGGCCGTTGATCTCGAAGTAGGCGTGGTAGGTGTCAAACAAGCCTTAAAAGACCTAAACAAAATTGCGCCAACGATACGCCGCCAAATCACCAAGGATTACGCGCAAATCGTGGAACCCATGATAAAGACCGCGCACCAAGCCATACCCCAAATAGCACCCGTTACCGGTATGGACCGCACCGGGTGGAAAACCAAAAGCGGCCTACAAATCCTGCCACCGGGCGGTTGGAACGGCACCGCCGCCACCAAATCATTAAAACCACGCATTAACACCCGGCGTATAAAAGAGTTCCGAGGCAACAAGGAAAACGTGGGCACGTTTGGCGTGACATGGCGCGGGTTTGCCAACACCGTGTTTGATATGGCAGGCCGCAAATCGTCCGGCAACCGGGACGTATTTAGCCGCATGGGTTCGCATGGACGCATGGTTGGCGCGGTAGGCGGCCCACAATTGTTAGCGATATTGCAAGGCCGGTACGGCAACGCGTCCCGCACCGTATGGCCGAGTTACGAACGGAACCAAACCGAAATAGACAACCAAATGCAAAAATTGGTGGACGAAGTAATGCGGCTAGTAAATAGTGATCTGTCTAAACCAACTAGCGTTGGTGGTTAGCCATGGCCGTATCACTCCCTATCGTCTCCGAGTTTGACGGCACCGGCATTAAAAAGGCCATTGCCGAATTTAAGCAATTAGAAACCACCGGCGAAAAAGCCCAATTTGCGTTAAAAAAAGCGGCAGTACCGGCCACCGCCGCGTTGGGTGCATTGGCCGTAGGCCTTGGATCTGCCACAAAAGCGGCCATTGAGGACGCGGCCGCGCAAGAAAAATTGGCGGGTGTGCTACGTCGAGCGGGTAACGCAACCGAGGACGAAATAGCCGCTACTGAGGAATTTATTAGCGCACAGTCACGTTTAACGGCCGTCACAGATGATGACCTACGGCCCGCGTTGGCCACGTTGGTAAACGCCACCGGATCGGCCACCTATGCCCAAGAGTTACTAAGTAAAAGCCAAGACATTGCCATAAGCACCGGTAAAGATTTGGACACCGTGGTGCAAGCCATGGCAAAAGGCGTAAACGGTCAAACGGCCGCGCTATACAAGCTCGACCCGGCATTGCGCACCACCGTAGGCGTAGGTGCCGAATTTGAGGACGTGCTAGCAGGCCTTAATATCCACCAAGGATCCGCCGCCGAGGCCGCGCTCACTACTGAGGGCAAGATGAAAAACCTTAGTATCCAATTTGGTGAGGCAAAAGAGAGCATTGGTGCGGCACTAATCCCGGCCGTGGAAACCTTGCTAGGGCTACTTATTCCGTTGGCCAATTGGGCGCAAGAAAATAGCAAAGTATTTTTAATCGTTGCCGGTGTTATCGGTGGTGTTGCCGCGGCCGTACTTGCCGCCAACGCCGCCATGAAGGTATATCAGGCAACGCTAGTAATCGTTAAGGCCGCTCAATTTGCGTTAAACCTTGTTATGGCCGCCAACCCCATAACGTTGGTGGTGTTGGCCATTGGCGCATTAGTAGCCGCGTTTGTGTTGGCATACCAAAAATCCGAAACGTTTAGGGACGCGGTAAACGGCCTATTTGGTGCCATTAAAACCGGTGTGGTTGCGTCCGTCGAATTTATTAAAGGCTATTTGGAAACCGTTATGGGTTTTTACAAATCCATTTTTAACGGCATTGCGTCATTGTGGAATAACACGGTAGGCAAATTGTCATTTAAGGCCCCTGATTGGGTGCCCGGGTTTGGCGGTAAAGGGTTTAGCGTCCCCAAAATTCCTATGTTGGCCGAAGGTGGCATTGTCACCGAGCCTACGTTGGCCATGATCGGGGAAAAAGGCCCCGAGGCCGTAGTGCCATTAAACCGTGGAAATATCGGCGGCAATATCACCGTAAACGTTTACTCGACGTTGGCGGACGCAACATTGCCGGACAAGCTCGTAAACGCGTTACGCCAATACAACCGGCGTAGCGGCGTGATCGACATACGGGTGGCGTAAATGCCGGGCGTAGTAGCGTCCGCCGGGGATTACACGGTCCTATTGGATACCGGTTGGGATAGTAATTCGTTCCGTTTAGATGACACGGAAAAAGGCGTATTAAACAATACGGAATTTACGTTGGGGCCAAACGTAACGTTTGCCGATATCACGGACTACGTAGTGGGTATTACTTACCGGCGTGGCCGCCAACAACCGTTTGACCAATTCGGCGCGGGCACCATGTCATTTAGTCTTAACGACACGTTGGCCGGCGGCATACTCAACCCATACGACGAAGACAGCCCGTATTACGATCCGGCTAGCAACGTGCCCGGTTTGGCACCAATGCGCCGCGTAAAGCTCTTACGCGAAAACACCGAACTATTTAACGGCGTAGTGGAAAGTTACGATTACCAATACAACCTAGACCGGCAAAACATTGTGGCCGTAAATTGTGTGGACGATTTTTGGTTGTTGTCCAACACGTTTATGGACCAACTTAACGTAGATCCGGAAACGTCCGGGGAACGTATCGACACCGTATTGGCGTTACCGGAAGTGGACTACACCGGGACTACAAGCATTGCGGCCGGCACCGTGGATTTGGGCCATGCGTCCGCGTACACCGTCCCGGCCGGCACCAACGTGTTGGCCTATTTGCAACAAATCAACAACACCGCCGAGTTTGGTCGGCTATTTATGTCCGCCGACGGGGTTTTGACGTTCCAAAATCGTGTGGGCACCACGCTAAGTAGCCCGGTAGCCGTGTTTTCAGACCAAGGAACGAACTACAAATACCGAAACGTGGCAATTCAGTTTGACGCTCGACAAGTGGTAAACCGCTCGACGGTTACCGGGTTGGACGGTGTAACGGCTACGGATCAGGATTTGGCTAGCCAAACTACGTATTTTGTACAAACGCGTGATATCTCTAATTCGTTGTTGCACGTAGCCGGCCAAATCACGGCCGCCGCCGAGTACCTACTAACCCCGTATCCGTCCCCACGGCTTACAGCTCTTACCACCAATTTGGCCATGCTCACCGAGGCCCAACGCGACACCGTAGCCACTATCGACATTGGCGACACCATAACTATTACGGTGGACGTACCGAACTACGGCACCATTAGTAGCGAACTATCCGTAGAAGGTATAGACGGGGAAATAGCGTTAGACGGTGGCCATACGCTTACGTTTTACACGGCCGACACCACCGTGGTGTACCAACTTATTTTGGACGACCCGGTGTACGGTGTGCTCGATAGCACCAACGTGTTGGGTTAGGATAAACGATTATGGGTGCAAACCAACAAACGTCCGTCCCCGCGTTTTCGGCGGGCCAAGTTTTAACGGCCGAGCAAGTTACGCAAATAAACACGGGTGTGCCCGTGTTCGCGGATAGCACCGCACGTACGGCCGCGTTTGGTGGTACGGGGGAAAAAGTTTTGGCGCAAGGCCAACTTAGTTACTTGGAAAGTGACGGGAAAATTTACGTTTATTCGGGTACGGCGTGGGTTAGTATTTCGAGCGTGACTAACGTAGCCGCATTTACCGCGTCGGGTACTTGGACAGTACCGGCAGGCGTAACGTATGCAATTGCCCATATTCGCGGTGGCGGCGGTAGCACAGGCACAGCAAGCACCGCCGCCGGCGGCAATAGTTCGGTGGCGTTTTCGGGTGGCACCGTTACCGCAACAGGCGGGGCCGCCGCGCCGCTAATGCTCGCGCACGGGTTTTACAAAGTTACGGCCGGAACAGTCAATAGCGGCAACGGGGCGGCGGGTTCTCAATTCCGAGGCGCGGACGTTACAGACAGTTCGGTTACATTTGGCGGCGACGGTGCTTACATTGTTGCGGGTAACGCGGTAACACCGGCCGCAAGTATTACCGTCACCGTAGGAGCAGGCGGTACAGCAGGAACTAACGGCGCGGCCGGCGGTAGCGGCTATGTTTGGATTGAGTACCAAGTATGACCGAGCGAACCGTAGCAATTGTTGAGCCAAACGTAACCAATGGCGTAGTAGTCAATGTTGAGGTAGTGCCACCGGATTGGGTAAATAACGATCCGCAACACCTAATCGAATACACGCCAGAAAACCCCGCCGCTATTGGTTGGGCCGTAATAGACGGTGTGGTGCAAGTACCGCCGCCACCGCCACCACCCGAACCCGACAATGAATAAAAACGCGCAATTACAAACGGCGGACCAAACCCTAAAAGGTGCGGTTATCGCATTAGGTAGTTACGTGGCCCACAAATACAACGTAGATCCACAAATTATTGCGTTGTCTATTCCGGTGGTATCGGCCGTAATGGCCATGGTAAGTACCCGTGTAGGCAACCCTGATACCGCTTGCCTATTTGTGCAGAAAACAGACGATACGAAATAATGCCCGTTTACAAAGTGCCCGGCTATTCGGTGGTATCCGAACCATTGGCCGGGACAATTGAGTGGGTAAAACAAGCCGAACTAACTAGCGGTGGCGCGGTATGGAACAACGGCCACTACCAAATGCGCAACATACGCAATAGCGACACCGGCGGCAAACGCGGCATTATCTCAAACCACGCACGTGGCGTAGCCATGGATCTGTCCTACCGGCGTATTGAGGCCCGCAAGCTTGGCGTACCTAATGCCCGCATAAAAGCCCTAACGTGGCTTAACACGGTCCTAGATAATTGGGAACTATTAGGTGTGCAATGCGTATTGGATTATTTCCCCGAACCCCACGGCCGTGGGTGGCGTGTCGATCGCGTGGACGCACTACCACCCAAGGCCCATAACGTCCAAGCGTGGGTTAAATACATGAAACCCACCATTACCGGCGCACCCGGCGGCGATTGGTTCCATATCGAAATAACGCTAGGTATGGCCAACAACCCGGATCGGGTACGGGCCGCATTCCACGCCGCGTTTGGCAAATCCACCACTACCGAACACGTCCCCACTACGGTGGAACCGACAACTACGAAAGGCGGCAAGCGACGTGCCAGACCAAACGGAAACCAACCAACCT